AATGGAGAATGAAAAAGAATTTAACGCAAGTAGATGAAAAGGTAGAATTAGAAAAAAAAGTAGAACGTTTACAAAAAAGAAACGATAATTTAAGAGAAAAAGAAAGAGATTATAAAGGATTTATAGAAAAATTGGGTGCCAAAGAATTATCTGAACTGGATCCTGATGAAATAAGAATAAAATTAGATCAAGTTATGGATTGGAACGATAAATCCAAGTAATATTTGCTTGACAAATATGTAAAAAAATGATATATTAATATAATGGAGGTCAAATTATGATGACAATTGAAGATATAAAACGAATGAAGTTACCACATCTTACGGTTGACCAAATTAGACGGTTGACAAATGCCGAAAATAGTTGTAAACTAGCGATGACAGATTGGTCAAAGAACTATTGGTTTAATGTATTTAAAAAATTATGTGAAAAATATAATTGTATGGATTACTTTAGAAAGGTATTACATTAATGATAGGTTTATTTTTTACAGGTTTAGTAGTATCAACAATCGTAATGTTTATAATTTTAAAAGTTATGGAGAAAGGTGATAAATGAATATATTTTATGTAGATAAAGATCCTATAAAAGCTGCTAAAATGCTAGTAGATAAACACGTGGTGAAAATGATTTTAGAATCAGCTCAAATGTTATGTACAGCAAAAAGAGTTTTAGACGGTACAGAATATACAGATAAAACTAAAAATGGTCGTAAGATTAGAAGATGGCGATTAGATAACTCTAATGAAGAAGCAATCATTTACAAAGCCGGTTGGTTAGGTCATCCTAGTACACAATGGGTTATGAAATCTGCTTACAACTATGTTTGGTTATATCAACATATGATGGCACTTAACGAAGAATATAAGTTAAGATACGGTCACACAAAAGACCATATGTGTATTCAAAAATTAGGTCAGTTGTTAAAGACACCACCTAAAAATGCTAAAATAAATGTTAAAGGTACAGACGCTACACCTGCTATGCCAGATGAATGTAAAGTGCCAGGAGATAGTGTAGCAAGTTATCGTAAATATTACATTATGAAAAAAAGAAGATTTGCTACGTGGAAATCACCAGCAAAAATGCCAGATTGGTTTAAAGAAGGAGTTGAAAATGAAGTTTGATGAATTAGAACAATTGTCGTTTGAAGAATCGAAAAGACAAAAAAAAGAGAGGCAAAATAAAGGTCTAAATATGATTAGACCATTTACGTTTGAAGAAGAAAAAATATTACGTGACGGGTTAAAAGATAACATAGAGGATTAAAAAATGACTGAATATAATAGAACAAATATGATACAAGCAATAGAAGACCACGCAAAAGGTCATATTGCTAAACACAAAATGAATATAGAAGTTTATTTAAAAAATGCTGCTGGAGTTGGTGAACATCCAGACATAATAGAAGCAATTGAAAAAGAATTAAAAGTGATTGCTGAATATGACGATCAATTAGAGGTCTTAAACAAATACTTTAAATAATGCCTGTTTATACATTTTTTAATAAAAAAACCAAGAAGGAATATGATGATATGATGACTATTTCTGAAATGGAAGAGTATTTACAAAAGAATCCACACATTACACAAGTCATAAATTCCATAAATATTGTAAGTGGAGTATCAGGTAGAAGTTACAAAACAGATAGCGGATGGAAAGACAATTTAAGTAGAATTGCCGAGGCGCACCCTAATAGTGCCCTAGCCGATAGATATGGCAAAAAATCAATCAAACAAGTTAAAACACAACAAGTATTAAAAAAACATAAAAATAGAATTAAGAGAGGTACCTAATGGCAGATATACCAGATTATATGCGAGAGTTTGATATGGATGTTGATTATGGCTTTACCGCTGTTTCTAAAGAACCTACAACAACGACAACACCTATTGTAGACCCTAAAATTTTAGAATCATCAAATTTAGAAATCGCAAAAGTAAAAACAGATGTTTCAGATATTAAATCTATGATGAACGAGATAATGCAAATTGTTGCTGAAAAAGAAACTATGTCTAAAGAAATAGCAGACGCAGATGTTCTTAATAGATTTAAAGAAATAGAAAAGGTTATTTTACCTTTTTTATACAATCTATCTAAAAGTGAAGAACCTTATATACATTGGCCGAATAGAGGTCCAATTATAAAAGCACAGATAGAAAAAATCTTAAAACTAACAAGAGGATAATTATGAGTGTTAAACAAATAATAAAAGTAAATCATAAAAGTTTGAAATCTAAAGTTAAAGAAGCAGAGGAAATCCGAAACTTGGATAGATCACCCTATAGTTGGTTCAATATAAGACAGTTAAAAAAACTGAAATTAAAAGCAAAGGATAAATTAAATGAACTTAAGCAAAAACTTCACGCTTAAAGAGCTAGTTGCCAGCCAAACGGCTGACCGAAAAGGTATCAATAATAATCCGAATGAAGATCAGATTAATTGCTTAAAAGCATTATGTGAAAATGTACTACAACCAGTGAGAGATCACTATGGTAAAGTGGTGAGTATCAGCTCTGGTTTTAGATCAGAAGAATTATGTGAGGCAATAGGATCATCAAAAAATTCACAGCACGCCAAAGGGCAGGCAGCGGATTTTGAAATCTTTGGAGAGTCCAATCAATTAGTATGTCATTGGATAAATGAAAATTTAGACTACGATCAACTGATATTGGAATTTTGGAAAGGTGATGATGAACCTAATTCAGGTTGGATTCATGTATCTTACAAAAAAGATGGTAATAGAAAACAAATGTTAAGAGCATTTAGAAATACTTTTGGTAAGACACAGTACGAGCCATATAATTACTGAACTCCCGACCAACTTAATAATATGTATATGAAAAAGGGTGTTTAGACCTTGACAAACAGCCTATATTATGTTATATTAAATGATACAATAAATGAAGGTGAAATATTATGACAAAAAAATTTAATTTTATACAACTTAATGAAGACTTATTACCTAAAGTAAAAGGTAAAAAAGTAGATGGTTTTAGATTTTACGATATAAAAGGTCAAAACTATCCATCTATTACATCCGTACTATCAATCAGAAAAAAAGAAGGTTTAGAAAAGTGGCGTGAAAGTATTGGCGAATCTGTTGCCAATTGGGAAATGGGTAGAGCCGCTAGACGTGGTAAAGCAACTCATACACTTGTAGAACAATATCTAAAAAATGAAACACCCTCTATTAGAGATGTGTTACCATTAGGGTTGTTTAAATTAATGCGACCTTATTTAGATCAAATAGATAATATTCATTGTTTAGAAACAGTTATGTTCAGTGACAAATTAACGGTTGCTGGTCAAGTTGATTGTATCGCAGAATACAATGGTAAACTATCTGTAATTGATTTTAAAACAGCAAACAAAGAACGTCAGGAAGATTGGGTAGAAAATTATTTTTTACAAACAACAGGTTATTCTATGATGTATGAAGAAATCTTTGGTAAAAAAATTGAACAACTTGTAATATTAATTGCTGCTGAAGATGGTACAATGACATCATTTATAAGAGATAGAAAAGATTATGAACAAAGTTTAATAGAATCTATTGATAGTTTTTATAAATATTATAAATTACAAAACGAAAGTAAAGTCAAAAGTACGACCTAATTTAAAAAGGTGATTTAAATATCCTACTTGCGACCTCAACAGCTAAAGGGGAAAAATGAAAAAGTTAATAGTAGTTTTAACTTTATTATGTGGTATAGCATATGCTGAACATGGTGAAAATGAAAAACATTATGATTTATATTGGCAACAAATACCAGCAGTATGTGGCAATCCAGACAAAGTACAAGAATATATTGACGACAAAGGATTTGAACCTAAACATATTAGTTTAGGTAGATCAGGAAGTAAATCAGATGGCGAACCTGTTTATATGATAACTTATTATGAAAATGATGACCAAGTATTAGTAACTGTAGATATACCTGGTGCTCAGGAAACTTGTATTTTGTTTCATACATATAATAAAAGCGAAATTATAGGAAAAACAAAAAAAGGAATATAAAGAGTAAAAATAATTATGATAAGAGTACACGATGGTTTATTTGATTTTAGATATTTGAATGAATTAAGTTATCAATTGTCTATATCACCATGGTATCCAGGAAATGTTGCTAATAGAATAACATATCCTTACGGTGAGAGAGGTACACATAGATTAATGGGTTGTACTATTTTTAGAAAAGAAGGATTAAATCATATTTTAACAAAAGGTGATCCTCATTTAGTTAGAAATTTACAAAATTGTTTTGAAAACTTTTTAGAAAAATTTGAACAAAAAAGAGAATTAATAGAAATACATTTAAATTTACAATTTAGAGGTATGAATGGTACCATACACAAGGATGGCAGTGATAATGAAACTGCTTATATTATGATGTTAACAGATGATGAAGTTGAAAAAGATTCTGGTGGTGGATTTTACCATGAACCTACAGGTGAATATATAGATTTCAAACAAGGCAGATTAATTGAAATGACTGCTAGTGATCGTCATAAAGGATCAGCATTTAATGTAGATAATGCTGTTAGATACTCAATTAAGTGGGTAGGAAGAAATTTATAGAATTTAATGTTGAAGGTAACATAATAACTAGTGAGGACGTGGGTGCGATTCCCACCACCTCCACCAATTTAAAACACACATTGGTGTGCTTTGAGGGGGTGAGTTAGATTCGACTGCTACTAAAAGTTACTGGAGTTAAATCGCTGACAACGTAATGTCAAACTTATAAATGCTAACGAAAGTTATGCTATGGCTGCCTAATTAGGCAGACGGCGTTTGGTGTGTACGTGGCAACAGAAACACACTACCAATTTCATATTGGCGCCAAGGGGTGATGAAAGCTAGCGGTAGTAACCACCCTTTACAAAAAACATAAATTATGATATATTGTATAAATGAACTCAAAAGAATTTAGTTTAAAAATTGAGGAAATAGTAAAACAAAAAAGGTGTTCATATATGGATGCCGTAATACTATTTTGTAATGAAAATGAAATAGATACAGGTACAATTAAACCTCTTATTTCAAAATCTTTAAAAGAAAAAATCAAATTAGAAGCAATAGATTTAAAATTACTTAAAGAAAAAAGTAGTGGCAAATTACCTGTATGAGTAAGTTGAAAAATCCATTTAAAAAAGTTTTAGATAATGTAAAAGGTACTCAATATGTGAGTAGTAAAACTTTTAGTGAATCTGGTCAAGTAATGAGAAGAATAAAAGAAGTTGCCATTGATGAACATGATATACAAAAACAATTTGAAAAACAAGAAGGTTTGTCTGATTTTTTAAAAATACCTATAGATCCTTATGATGTGTTTAGAGTACATTATCCTTTAGCACCCTCGGTAGATAGAATAGATAACACAAAAGATTATTATCCTGATAACATTGTTATCAATACAAGATTTGAAAACAATGGTTTAAATAGATGTAAACCTGAATATATAAATCAAATAAAAGAATTTTTAATTAATCATTTTAAGAGTCAATAAATGTATGTATGGCGGATTTGATGTTTATAAAATATACTTGGCAGTTAAGTTACACTTTACATCAAAAGATTATGACTTCTATAAATATGGAGGAAAAGTAAACTGTAAATTAGAAACATTTACAAAAAGAAATGATAGATACTTTTTTCATAAATTAAGTAAAAAATATAATGAAAATGAAATATTGGACTTCTTCGTTGCCAACTTTATTACAGATAGTAAAAAATGGATTGGCAACTTATTACAAAACGATGGTAAAGATGTTTACTTGGATTATAAAAAACGTAAAGACGCATTTGCCTATCATTTTAGGGCAGATTGTTTATCTATTCATAATGATTTTGTTCGGAATAATATTTCTTTTAATGATGGTTTTGTTTGCCTTAATGGACAACATCCACGACTTTTACGATTACTTCTTCAAAAAAGAATATCGTTACAAACCACGGTCGTGCTTAACCACTTTTTATCGTTTAGTAAAAATTGGGATAAAGAAATTACCGAAAAAGTTGTATGGTCTAAAATCTCATCTACGATTGCCAGACTAAAAACTTTTGTAAGTTTTAATGTAACAGAATGTAAAATGATTATGAAAGAGGTATTTGTTAATGGTGAATAAAAAAGTAATTGAGAAAGATGTTATGAATAATGTACCAGATTCAAATATGGGTGGTGATAGAATATATCAAAACGTGTCAGGTGTATTACAACTTGTTTTAAAAGATGGTTCAATTTATCGAAGTAAGATTGATAAAAAATCAATTAAATTAGAAGATAATACATTATCACACGTTTTTTATGCTAATGGCAAATACTTTGATAGAGCAGGTATGCCTATAAAGAAACCAGATAATTTAGTTACAAGAGAAAAGAATGTCGAGGAAGAGTAAAACATATATTCATGTTAATCAACACGTTATAAGGAGCAATAAGAAACACAATGAAAACAAACCTGTTATCACAATTAAACAAGGATCTAAAAACACTTACTGCCACGAAGTGGCGATCAAAGGTGAAAGTAGGATTATATATGGCGGTAATAATAAGCCTCTTTTATCTTGTGGTGCTCGTGTTGTCATAGAAACAGATAGTGAAATTGAAGTTATTAGATGATAGATTTAGATGAAAAATATATTTACATTGATAAAGTTTCTGACAATGTAATAAATTATTCTTTAAACTTATTAAAAGATTTAAAGTTTAAAGAATTTAAAATTTATAATTTAGATATACATACTAAAAAAGGTTTTCAAACAAGACCGTGCTTGTGGTATTTTGATACAATGATATTAGATGAAATGGTAGGTAAATATGTTGATTATAAAAAAATAGATCATTTACATATGATAGAATATGAAAAAAGTGGTTTTCAAAAAGAACATACACATGAGAGAACAGACTGGTTTTCTTTTATAGTATATTTAAACGATAGTGATGGATCAACATTGTTTAATATTAATGAAAAAGAGTTTGAAGTAAAACCAGAAAAAGGTAAAATAATTTATTTTAGTGGCAAATTGAAACACAAAGGTTTAGAAACCACAATGAACAAGAAAGTTTTAGTAGGTTCGATAAAAAAATGAAAAGAGTTTTTTTAATAGGTAATGGTGAAAGTCGTAAAGACTTTGATTTAGAAACTTTACGATCACACGGTAAAATATACGGTTGTAATGCCATTTATAGAGATTTTAATCCTGATGTACTAATTGCTGTTGACCACGGAATAATGCACGAGATATATCAAAGTGGTTATTGTTATAAAAACGAATGTTATTTTAGAGAATGGAATAGATTGCCACATCAAACATTTGAATTAACAATTTACGGCACAATGAATGAAACAGAAATTAAAAGTGTAAAAAAATGGTTTAACACTTTTAAGATGAATGAAAGAAAAGATGAAACAGAATATGTATTTCACGGTGTAAATTTAAAAGGTAAAGCGAGTATAGTTAAAAGATATGAAAGTGATCCTAAAAAACATGAAGTTTTAAAAAAAGAAATTAATCACACAGGTATATACGTGAGTTGGACAAGAGATGATGATAAAGTTCACACTCTAGCCGACATAATAAAACCAAAAGATAGAGGTTGGGCTGCTGGTTCTACAAGTGGTTTAGTTGCTTGTTTAACAGAAAAACCAGATGAAGTCTATCTAATAGGACATGATTTAAATAGTAAAGATAGATTATTAAATAACATTTACAAAGGTACTAAATGTTATGCCCCAGCAGAACAACAAGCTATACCATCTGTCAATTGGATTAATCAATGGTCAATATTGTTTAAAGAATTTAAAGATACTAAATTCTTCAAAGTCAATGAAATGGTAGAAGATAGACAAAATGGTATCTATGTAGATGATTTGGTAAATAGATCAGTTTTAGAGTGGGAAGGTAAAACACCAAATTTAACATATATTGATTATAAAGAACTCAAAAGGCGCTTGACTTTATAGACAATATATGATATATTAGTATTAATATGTTTGATAATTTTATATACAGATTATGTGATAAGATAGTTTCTATTTGTGAGAGAATACAAAATAGAATTAAAAATACACCACAGAAAAAATGGTTAAAAGACTATTTTAAACATAAAAGTCGTATAAATAAAAATGAAGGCGATTAATACAGCCTA